CGGTGTACCCAAGCGCGTATGCAAATGCGTGGCTGGTGCGCGAATATAAGAAGCGTGGTGGCACTTATCGGAAAGCAACCAGTGGCGGAACGAAAAAAACCACGAAAACCCGCAAAACCAAAAAGTAAAGGCCGTGGAGGTCTTGGCAGATGGTTTGACGAGAAGTGGGTCGATATAAAGACCGGGAAGCCTTGTGGCCGTTCTAAGGGCGAGAAACGCGATTATCCGGCGTGTCGTCCATCAAAGCGAGTGTCAGATAAAACGCCAAAAACAACAAAAGAGATGAGCCCAGCAGAAAAGGCTCGTTTTAAGCGTGAAAAGACTGGATCAAAGAAGATCTCGTACCAACACCGACGACGTAAGGCCAAGAAGAAGAAAAGCTGACATGGCTTGTGGGTGGTTAGCGGTTAGACTGAGCGTTATAGACCCTTCTTATGTCTAAAAATGGCTGTTCTTCGCGGAGAGCAAGGATCGGTCCAGTTTGAAACCGGTGCTGGCAGTCTTGCCACAGTTGTCGGCACTCGCAGCTGGACGCTCAACATCACCAAAGACACGTTGGACACTACGGTCCACGGCAACACCTTCCGTCAGTTTGTCGGCAGTCTGATCAGCGGCTCTGGCACAGTTGAGCTGGTTTACGACCCGGATGCAACTGGTCAAGCTGGTTTGATCGAAGACATCGTAAAAACCAACGACACTGCAGACGCTTCGTTCGAGTTGTTTACCACTGGCAGTTCTTCAGGAACTGATTCTGTTGCTTTTGGCGGAATTATTACCAGCATGGACATCACGTCTACTGTTGGTGATTTAGTTGTTGCTACCTGCAACTTCGTTACCAGCAGCACCATCACTTCTAACCTTGAGTAAGGGTTAGGACAATGGCAGAGCGTAAAAAACGGAAACGTGGTCCCAACCTTAGTGTTGGGCGTGGTGAAAAACTGCCTGCTAGTAAAGGTGCTGGTCTTACCGCTAAAGGCCGCGCCAGGTATAACCGTGAAACGGGTTCAAACTTGAAGCCGCCAGTCACGGGTAAGCCTAAAAGCAAAGCAGAAGCCGCTCGTAAGAAGTCTTTTTGCGCTCGTAGTCGTGGATGGACAGGTGAACGGGGTAAAGCGGCCCGTCGTCGATGGGGCTGTTAGTAACTCACTTTTGAGGTGTCATGACCTACTCTGTGCCGGGTCTGGTAAGAACGCATTTAGTCAGCTCTTCCTATTTAGGAGGTGTTGACAGTCCGTTCGTCCGGACACGGGCAGTAATCGACCAGATGAAGGGCTGGGAGATTATGAAAGCCGTGACAAGCGGCACAGAGTATTTACGGGACAACTCAGAAGCATTTTTACCGCTAGAGCCACGCGAGGATTACAGCGCTTATCTGGCGCGGGTCAACCGATCAGTTTTTACGCCGTACACACAACGGTTGATTCGAGCAGCAGCCGGGTTGATTCTGCGTAAACCGATTAGTGTCGAAGGAGACCCATATTGGACCAATGTCTTCAACAAGGATGTTGATGGTTGTGGATCAGATCTAGATGAGTACGCTCGACGGCTCCTGATCTGTGCCCTGACCTATGGGCACTGCCACACTCTGGTTGATTTTCCTGCGCCATCGGACGCGAGAAGTCTTGCTGAGGAGCGTGCTCTTAATCGTCGGCCCTATTGGATTGAAGTGGATCCGACCCAAGTTTATGGGTGGCGACTGGACCGAGAAGTCAACTACGGCAACCTTACGCAAGTGCGTATTGGTGAAAAAGCCGTTGTGCCTGACGGTGAGTTCGGGGAAAAAGTTTATGACCAAATTCGTGTCATCGAGCCAGGTCGTTATCGTGTCTTCCGGCAAGAAGAGCCGAAGAAAGATATGCAAGGGAAGTTTCCATACCCCTCTAGCTTCGATCAATCCGACGCTACAGCGGAGTACGAGTTGGTTGAATCGGGTGATTTTTCACTTGGCCAGATTCCGCTGGTAACGATTTATGCCAATAAAACGGATACATTGACGAGTAAGCCGCCGTTGCTAGATATTGCTCATCTCAATCTGGCCCATTATCAACGGCAAGCGGATCTTATCCACAGCTTGCACATCGCTTCGCAACCGATGCTTGTCCTTGAAGGCTGGGATGACCAGACAAAGGATATGGCGATCAGCGTTAATTACGCGATGGCGACCCAGCCGGGTAACAAGGTCTATTACGTGGAGCCTGCATCAAGCGCGTTTGAAGCGCAATCGGCGGAAATACAGGAGTTACAGCAGCAGATGGCGACGCTTGGGATCAGCACGCTGAGTCAACAGAAGTTTGTTGCTGAATCTGCTGATGCCCGCCGCCTGGATCGTATCGACACTAATTCAATGCTGTCGATGGTCTCGATGGATCTTGAGTCGGGCTTGCAAAAATCGTATGACTTAGCTGCTGACTACTTAGGTTTAGAGCCACCTGAGGTCAAGATTAGCCGTGACTTTGACCTGCAACGGCTTATCGGGCAAGACATTGCAGCAATGGCTCAACTGTTTGAAGATAAGGTCATCGACCGGGATGAGTTCCGTGAGATGCTTGTGCAAGGCGAAATCTTGCCTACTGTGGCCCAAGCGGAGGATCAACCTGAATGACCAAATCTATTCAGCGAGTATTGCAATCTGACGGTACTTACCGTTGGGAATCTGTCGAGCATCTAAGTGAGGCAGAGCAAATTAAGCAAAAAGAGGCTTGTCCAATGCCTAAATCGACAAAAAAGACAAAAACTACTAGGGTAGCAAAGCAAACTAATACAAAAGAAACGTCTTCGTAATGGAAGAACAAGTCATCCAGGAAACGCCCGTGGCGTCTTCTGAACAGCCCGTGGCTGAGACTCCAAGCACCGTCAACATTGATGTTTCTGCATACGAGCAGCAAGTTGCAGCGCAAAAGCTGCGTGCGGATAAGGCCGAAGAAAATTTAAAAAACATCAAGCAGCAGTTAGACGAGCTGCACACAAAACAAAAGCAAGAAAATCGTCAAAAGCTGCAAGATCAAGGGCAGTGGAAAGAGCTATGGGAGGAAGCCAACAAGACTGCTCAGAGTAAAGACCAGCAAATTACTGACCTGCAAAGGCAGCTAGATGAGCTTCGTAACTCCAACGAGACTGCGGCAATGCAAACTTCAGCATTGTCTGCGATTAGTCAGGCTGGAGCAATCAACGCTGAGCAGATGCTACGTCTTGTTCAAAGCGATCTTAAAAAGTCTGATGATGGCAGCGTCAAGGTGCTTGACGGTGGTGTCGAGCAAGACATCAATGTCTACCTTGCCAAATTGAAGAATCCTGGTTCTGGCTTCGAGCATCATTTCAAACCTAGTGCTCAAGCTGGTATGGGAGCCAAGCCAACTACAGGAACTGCTGGTGCAGCAGGCGTCGCTAATCCTTGGTTGGAAGGTAGTATGAACTTAACCAAGCAAATGGCCTTGGAAACTACCGACCCTGATCTCGCAGCTGTGCTGAAGAGGGAAGCTGGCCGGTAAGACAACTCAACAACGTGGCTGTGACCATTGTTGTTTTGTCTGGCGACGTGGCTGTGACCATCGCAAACAATCTTCCAACCATGACGTGGCTGTGACCATCGTGGCTAGAAGACCCGCAAACCTTAACCCTGAATAAGAAATGGCCGCACCATTTCAGAATTATTCCGGCGGTGTCCTTCTAGCGGACATCGTAAAAAGGAATAATCTCAGCACTTATGTGTCTGAGGCAATCAAAGAACGCAGCTTGTTCATCAAGTCTGGCGCTGTTGTTCGTAACGCTCTTCTCGATTCTCGTGAAGGCGGTACTCGCATCCAAGTTCCTGAGTTCAACCCCATTGCTCCTTCCGAGGAGATCATGGACGGTACAGCTAGCTGGGGTACCAGCAATGCTGGTTATCTGACTCCTCAAAAGGTTGGTACCGGAACTCAGATCGCAACCATCTGTCACCGTGGCTTTGCTTATGCCGTGGATGACATTGCGATTCTGGCAGCTGGTGAAGATCCCATGCTGCACATCCGCAACCAGCTGGCTGACGCCATCAACAAGCTCAACAGCGCACGTCTGTTCTCCCACCTGAACGGCCTGTTTGCTGCTGGCTCTGGTGCGTTGGGTTCTAACCACCTGGACATCGCCAAGGCTGGCACTGGCGCTACTGAGGACAACTTCCTCAGTGCTTCTACTGTTGCCCGTGGTCGTTCACTGCTGGGTGAGCGTGGCGAAGAGCTTGACACTCTGGTTGTCCACCCGTCCGTTGCGTTCTACCTGTATCAGGTTGGAATGCTCACCTTCTCCACGTCTGCTCTGTCTACTGGCGGTGCAGTCACCTGGGGCGGTGGTGGCGTTGGCGTTGGTGCTCGTTCTATCGGTGAATTTGCCGGTATGAACGTCATCATCGACGAACAGGTCAACACCTATGCACCTGGCGCTTCTGGTCATCAGAAGGAGTTCCGTTGCTACCTGATCAAGTCGGGCACCATCCTTGAGGGTGTTCAACAGGATCTGCGGATTGAGGCTGACCGCAACGTGCTGTCTAAGCAGGACGTGCTGTCGGTTGACTATCACACTGCGTACCACGTCATGGGTACGAAGTGGAGCAGCGCTTCTGACAACCCTGCTAACGCTGATCTGTCTAACAGCAGCAACTGGGCTCTGACCTATGACGCTGACTTGATCCCTGTGGTCGAGTTGATCGTCAACACCCCTCTGGACGTTACCGCTATCGCCTGATAGTTCGGTTGCCAAAGGCCCTACCATTAGGTGGGGCCACTTTATTTTTGCGTTATGGCTGCCACGATCAACGCCACTCTTAGCAGCGAGACAGCCAACAGCTACGTGACGTTGGCAGAAGCCAATGCGTACTTTGAGACGACGCCCAACAGCACGCAGTGGGACAACAAGCAAGACGACAAGAAAAATCGTGCATTGATTTCAGCCACACGCTGGATCGACACGTTGAATTTTTACGGTGATCGTTGTGATGCAGATCAAGCTCTGAGCTGGCCCCGCAATAATTATCATGTGGATCGTGTCGAGCTGACCTGCTCTGCGATTCCAAACGACATTAAATACGCTACTTATGAGCTAGCGAACGCGCTAGCCAATGACACGGACGCGATTACAGGGTCTACCGGCGATACGGGGCTATACAAATCCGTCAAGCTCGGGGAAATGGAAATCGAGTACAACACTGCTAGTCAGGCTACTGGAACTGTTAACAACGTATTCGACGTTTATCCTTGGCTTCAGTCTTATCTCGGGGCTTATTG